ACGCAACATCAACTAATTTTTGGTCGGAGAAAGCAAATCAATTTGCAGTATGGGTTAATCCTATGGTCTGCACACTACCATGTTTAGAGCAGACAGTAACTTATGAGATTAATATACCTGCTACTGATACCTATGTTATTGAGTTTGGATGTGATGATAATGGTAAGGTATTCATAGGAGATGATCCAAGTGTTACACCTCTTATTACTAAGGCAGGTGGTATGTTTAAAGGTGGTGCTTTAACTGCACCAGCAACAGCAAGTCATAATTTTACAGAAGGAGTTAATAAGGTAACTGTACAAGTAACGAATGGTAATGCTACTGAGGTAGTGGAGTGGCAACATGGTAGAGCACAGACACAAACAATAGTAGTAAGGAAGAGTACAGTTCCTGGAGCAAATAATATTACTACAGTTAATACTTTAGGAAGAGGAGAGCAGGAGTCAGATGCAGATGTTAGAGGATGGTATTTCTCTCATCTATCATCGATGGTTGCTAAGGAATATTTCTCTGGTAGATTTGGACGCACAGGTAGTTTCCCAAACAGAGGGAGACCACCTGATATTGGTATGAATACATGGATTAATCATTACCTAGGTCAAGCAGGTACAACTGTTAATGATAATCCATTGCTTGCTACTCAATGGGCTAACACTAAAGCAGCAATCACAGCAGGTTATGCTGCTGAAGCATTGGAAGGTGACATTGTTGCATGGTATAGAAGTTCATGTAGTGCTACTGAAGCACTTAGAGGATTGCCTTGGTCACCTGAGAATGAATGGGCACAAGATTGGGATACTAATCCTGGTGGATGGTATATGCAAATCCATAGAGGTGCTATCTCTGGAGTTGGGTTACCTAACCTAACACCATTTAGTGATAGAGACTATGGTTTCAATGCAACTCACATTAATTCTAGTGGTAACTGGGATGGGACTAAGATATCTGTACCTGGATACGATGGTGATAAATGGTTTGCTAATACTAATACCACTACACATACTGCTTCAGGTTTTACTATTAATGTAACTCCTATTGTAAATGGTACTCAACAAGACGGGTCAGTTATGTATGACTCTGAGTGGTGGATCTCAGCATGTCCTCATCCTAGTACACTGATAGTCGGACAAGAATATAATATTTCATTTAATGCTGGTGGCACAGATAATGTTACTGTTAAGATTGTTATTGGACCAGGTACTGAGATTGGTAACCTAGGATGGACTACCTCTGGACCTCATAGTTTCTGGGGAAGTTTCCTAAACACGTATGGAGTTTGGCCATCTAGGACTGAGACTTATTCAGGACAGACAAAGACATTAGATTATTATGTTACGATACCTGAGACAGGTAACTATAGTTTACAGTATGCTGCTGATAATACAATGAGTATTACATTTGATGGGACAGCATTAACCTTATCACCTACACCAGACGCAGTAAATGATTACACTATTACTTTTGCAGCAACTAAAGGTAGACGCAAGTTAACTATGGCAGTGGGCAATACAAATGTAGGTCCACCTAATACAGATACATGGTCATACAATCCTGCTGGTGGTGCATGGAAGTTGACAAGGGCAGGATCATCTGGTACAGTAGCAGGTACCTTTGCTGCTAATGGTAACTTTGTTACTACAGGCACAGGTACAGCAGAAGTTACCTTTGGATTCAGTTGGAATGATTCTCAGACAAGTTATGGTACTGCACTTGGTACCTATGCTATCCCTGAGTTAGGCATTTCATTTACCCAAGGCACTACACAGACAGGATCACTTGCTAACCAAACTGCTATAGTTGAAGGTGGTAAAACATATACCTGTCAGATAGTTGGTGGTAACTCAGCAGGGTTTGGTATCACAAACAGTAATCAAAACATCTGTTTCTATGATGGACACAATACTGATTGTAATGCTACACTCACTAGCAGTGTAAGTAATACTGAAACTGTTATACATCACTCTGGTATGATGGATGTAGAAATTAGTGACAGTATGATATGGCACACTCGCATGGCATCTGGTTATGAATACTATGAGCAAACTACCTAAGATAAAATATGAAGACCTCCCTGATGAGATTAAGGAGGCAGTAGAAGAATGTGATATCGAATGGGAATCTATTGTTGATCAAGATTACTTCGTAGGATTTCCTATTGGTCCAGATGAAGCAAAGGATATGAAGGTGAAGAGTGCCAAGAGGATGGTTGCTTATAGACTCTGGGGTGAGGAAATGAATACATTATACAAGAAATTAGAGAGAGGTACCTTGACACAGCAAGAGGCAGAAGCTAAGATGCAAGAGGCAACTTGCCGTAGAGACCGAATAGTTGACAGATAGTTAAGATTATGTTATTATAAATACTTCTTAACATAACTACACAGGCCCGAAACAATCGTACCCTGCGTCGATGTTAAAAAGTACCCCATGTCGGGGGTGCTATCATCCGCAGGATTTTTTTTTCTATACATTCTTGCGAGACACTTCAAATACAATCATGTCTATTAAATCTTCAATCGCAGCCCTAGCAGCTGCTCCTCTACTATTCTCTGGTGCTGCCTTTGCAGGTCCTTACGTGAATGTAGAAGCTAACGCATCATATCCAGATGGAGACTATTCTTCTGCTACTACTGATCTTCACATCGGTTTTGAAGGTGGCGAAGGACAAGTAGGATACTACGTCCAAGGTGGTCCAGCATTTGTTCACACAGATTCTGACGACAGCACTGAGACAGAACTATCTGGTAAGGCTGGAATCAGCTACGCTGCTACAGATACTCTTGCTTTCTATGGCGAGCTTTCTGGAATCTCTAACGAGGACAGCAGTGGAGACGACATCATCGACTTCGGTGGTAAGTTAGGTGCTAAGTTCACATTCTGATAAACAGAATATATAATATACAATAAGGGTATCCTCGGATACCCTTTTTTATTCCAAGAAACTATTATGAATTTCGCAGTTTATACAAGGGATGGTTGTCCCTATTGCACCACAATCAAACAGGTTTTAGATGGTAAAGGTTACAAGTATGTTGAGTATAAATTGGGTCAACACTTTGAAAGAGAAGCATTCTATCAAGAGTTTGGAGAAGGATCAACCTTTCCTCAAGTGAAGTTAGGTGCTGATAATCTTGGAGGTTGTCAGGAAACAGTAAAGTATCTTAAAGAAAACGGACATCTTTAAACCCTCTAAATAGTTCCGCCTTTCGGGAGATAACTATGGAAATCGCACTCGTTGTCCTGGTTGTCATAGGGGCATTCATCTTGGGACTTGTTACATCATGGTTAGCAAAGGGATACGTTGAAGATTACATCGAAAACGCTGCCTATGCTAAATCTATTGTCCACCCAGAGATGCTTGACGAGGATGGTATGATAGTAAGTGATGATTTATTATACATCAGAAACGAAATTGTACCTGATGAAGATGACGAAGATTAATTATGGAGTTACATAATGGCCACAACAAATAGTTCAGCAAGACTACTACTCTCTGAGATTTTGAGAAAGGTATCTAATGCCAAGACCAAGAAAGAGAAGGTTGCAATCTTGAGGGATAATAACAGCACTGCTCTACGTCAGTTATTGATAATTAACTTTGACGACAGTGTTGTTTCTATGTTACCTGAAGGTGATGTTCCTTACACACCTAATGATGCACCCCCAGGTACAGACCACACTCGATTAGAGCATGAGTATAAAGGACTCTATAGATTCTTTAAAGGTGGAGCAGACAAACTCCCTAACATGAAGAGAGAATCTATGTTTGTGCAATTACTTGAAGGTTTATCTGCTGAAGAAGCAGAACTTTTAGTCCTTGTGAAGGATGGGAAACTGAATTCTAAGTATAAACGTATCACTAAAGCAGTTATTACTGAAGCATTTCCGTCAATCACTTGGGGTGGTCGCTCATGAAGATAATCAAATCTAAATGTAAACAAGAGGATGCTGAAGACAAGACTCTTCCAACTCATGCATACGTCGTCGGGTATGTAGATGATGAATTCTGCCAAGACATTGTGGTTGCTAACAAGCAAGCCGATGTGTTTGATTACTATTGGGATCTCTATAAGGAGAAACTACAATACATTAAACAAGCAGCAGGTACAGTGAAACCAAACCTATGGCAAGACAAGAACGATTCAACACCGAAGCCGCCCAAAAAGCCAAAAAAATAATAGTTGATAGAAAGAAGGAGAAGCAAGACAAGGAGGAGATGGAGGCTGCATCACAGTTTCTTAGATTCCTAGCAAACTTGACAATTTATCCCTTTGTAATTAAACTACTATGGAATTGGTTGATGCCAACTTTGTTTGGTTTACCACCCATCACATTTCTCCAGTCCCTAGGACTGTTAATTATGTCTCGCATTATTATTAAGTATGAGTAAAGTTAGTTTAGTCTCTGTTACTCCTGATGCAGAGAAGACCATTGGTTATATTGCTAGGGTATCTAACCCTAATAATCAGGACAACCCCAAGGTAGAGGGGCTATTAAAGTATTGTATTAAGCATGGGCACTGGTCTATATTTGAGCAAGCACATATGACTCTGGAGATAGAAACAACTAGAGCAATTGCTGCACAGATACTTAGACACAGGTCATTTACTTTCCAAGAATTTTCGCAACGGTATCAGGATGTCTCGTACATTAGAGAGGACATACCTATACCTGAGTTGCGTAGTCAAGATGATAAAAACAGACAGAATAGTATTGATGATGTAGACCCTGCTGTGCAAGAAAGATTTAAGAAGGAGATAAGACAGCACTTTAATCAGAGTATTGATCTCTATAAGAGTATGCTTCATGCAGGTATTGCTAAGGAGTGTGCTAGATTTGTCTTACCACTCTCTACTCCCACTAAGATATACATGACTGGTAGTGTCCGTAGTTGGATTCATTATATAAATCTTAGGTCTGCTCATGGCACACAGTCTGAGCACATGGAGATTGCTGAAGCATGTAGAGATGTATTTAAGCAGCAATTCCCTGCTACCGCAACCGCATTGGAGTTTTAGTATGCCTACATATCCTGTAATAAATAAGAGCACAGGGGAGAAAAAAGAACTCTCCATGTCCATGACTGACTACGACCAGTGGAAAAAGGACAACCCTGAATGGGATAAGGACTGGGCTGCTGGTGTAGGAGGTGTAACATATGGAAAACCTAAAGCTGATGATGGATTTAAAGAAGTCATGAGCAAAGTACAATCAGCACATCCACGTGCCAACCTATCAAGGTTTACTTAACTATGCCAAGAGCGAGAAAGAAATCCAACGGTAATGGTAATGGAGCACCACTTCAACCAATGTCTAAGAAGATGATGAAGCGTAAGAAACCAATTGATAAGTCATACATGACTGAGATCAAACCTCTTACGGATAATCAGAAGGAAGCCTTCAAAGCATATGAAGAAGGCAAGAATCTTTTATTGCATGGTGCAGCAGGGACAGGTAAAACATTCATCATGTTATACCTTGCTTTAAAAGAAGTCCTTGACGATTCCTCACCTTATGATAAAATATACATTGTAAGGTCTCTTGTTCCTACTAGAGAGATTGGTTTCCTTCCAGGAGATCATGAAGATAAGTCATACTTATATCAAATTCCATACAAAAATATGGTAAGATATATGTTTAGTATGCCAGACGACAATTCTTTTGAAATGCTCTACGATAATCTTAGGGCACAAGAAACAATTGACTTCTGGTCTACATCATTTATCAGAGGCACAACACTAGACAATGCTGTTGTTATAGTGGATGAGTTTAGCAACTTGAATTTTCATGAGTTAGATTCTATTGTAACTAGGATAGGTGAAGACAGTAAGATAATGTTTTGTGGTGATGTCACCCAGACAGACCTTACTAGAGAGAATGAGAAGTCTGGTATCTCAGATTTCATTACCATTCTCCAGTCAATGCAAGACTTTTCTTGTATTGAATTCGGTATTGATGACATCGTGAGATCAGGTCTCGTGAAGTCTTACCTAATTGCAAAGTATAATGCAGGGTTCTAATGATATTCTCCTATGATACTGACATCGATGTTAATAAACTAGCAGAGATTGTCCTCAAGCAGGAGAAGAGGATACTAAAGATGTATCCACCCAATTCATCTCAAGGTAAATTGAATGATGGTAACACTGGTCTTGGTGAATCTTCATTAACCAGTAGATTTAATTCATTTAATGTGCTAAGATGGAAAGGTACTACGGAACTAAAAGAATCTATTGTCTATGGGTATAAAAAATGTTACCCTAACTTCAAAGGCAAAGTGTTAGTTCAATGTTGGGCTAATGTAATGCGTATGGGAGAAAAGATAACAGCACATAGACACTTTCCAGAACCATTTGACAACACGTTATGTGGTCACCTTAATGTCCGAACCATTGGTACTTCAACCTACTATGATGGTACAGAGGTTAAGAATAAAACTGGAGAGATGGTTATGTTTAGTCCAGAGATAGTACATTGGACTGATAAATGCATCGATGAACCTAGGATAACTATTGCATTCGATGTGATGCCACAAGCAAAGAAAAACTTCGTCACAATTTCTATATAATGACATTTAATTTTGTTGATGTCCCACTCAAACCAATAGATGTTGACCCAGTTAATGAGAATGGGGTAAGGTTTTACCCTATACCAGGAGCTGATAAATACTATCCGAGTGTTACCTCAATCACATCGTTTAAGAACGCAGCATTCTTCGCAGGTTGGAGAAAGCAAATAGGTGAAGACGAGGCTAATCGAATCACTGCTAGAGCAACACAACGAGGTACTGCATTCCACAGTATCACAGAGGACTATCTAACAGGTAAACTAGATCTCGACAGTTACATGGAAAACAATCCATTATCTGTTAGAATGTTTCAGTCCGCTAAACCCACTCTTAATCGTATAAACAACATCAATTGTCTGGAGACCTTTTTATATTCACATTACCTTGGTCTCGCTGGTCGAGTAGATTGTATTGCTGAGTTTGATGGTGAGTTAGCAGTTATCGATTTTAAAACCTCAACAAAGATAAAGCAGGAGGAATACATCGAGCACTACTATGTGCAAGAGACAGCCTACGCTGCTATGTTTTTAGAACTTACTGGCATTGAGGTAAAGAAAATTGTCACACTTATCACGATTGAAGATGGGTCTGTTCAAGTGTTTGAGAAGTACAATCTTGATGACTATCTACAATTACTTAAATCCTATATCAAAGAATTTGTTGGGAGAAGTAATGCCTAAACAAGAACCAAATCCAGAAGATAAATTCATGACCCCCTCTAAATTCTCGGTAGAGATAGAGAGGTTGGTTAAAACTTCCAATGGTTTAATTGGTTACATTGAAGCGGTAATTACTTTCTGTCAAGAGAATGAAATTGAAATGGAATCCGTGCCTAAACTCTTATCCAAACCCTTAAAGGAAAGACTAAGACATGAAGCTTCCCAAAAGAATTTCATAAAGAAAACAACGAAAGGGGTATTACCTATCTAAAATGAAGAGCACATTCTTTAAATCGCAGCAGGTTCAAGAGGATCTGCATACGATTTTTCAAACGTACCAAGATATTGCTAGTAAATCTTCAGCACTTCCTACTATGGATGCTGAAGAAAAGCAAGAGCATATAGAAGAGTGTAAGGCTCTTATAGACAGACAGAAAATATTTTATCATCGGTTAGCACTGGCATCAGCAGAGGATCCAGAGGCTGCTGACATGAAAAACAGAATTAATATGATGGTGAATGCCTTTGGTTACAAGAGTCTACCAGACTGTATGGATGCCATGATTGTGACACTAGATAATGCTGCACATCGTGAGGGTCTTGATGGTTGACACCATATAAATAGTATGCTACGATTAAACAGTAGCAACAATACACTCAATACGGAGAATCCAATTATGTCTTTCGCATCTTTGAAGAAAGCATCCCAAGCAGGGAATACTTTCGAGAAGTTAACACGAGAGATTGAGAAAATCAATCAACCTCAGCAAGTAGGTGCCGACGAGCGTCTATGGAAACCTGAGTTGGACAAGGCAGGTAATGGTTACGCAGTAATCAGATTCCTTCCATCACCAGACGGTGAGGATATGCCTTGGGCAAAGATTTGGTCTCATTCTTTTAAGGGACCAGGCGGTCAGTGGTACATCGAGAATTCACTGACAACACTAGGAAAAGATGACCCTGTAAGCGAACTCAATCGTGAGTTGTGGAACAGTGGTCGTGATGCTGACAAAGCAACAGCAAGGACACAGAAACGTAAGTTATCTTACTACTCAAACATCTATGTTGTGAGTGACCCTGTGCATCCAGAGAATGAAGGAAAGGTATTCCTTTACAAGTATGGCAAGAAAATTTTTGACAAACTTGTTGAAGCAATGCAACCTGCATTCGCAGACGAGACTCCACTAGACCCATTCAATCTATGGGAAGGTGCAGACTTTAAGTTAAAGATTAGAAAGGTCGATGGATATTGGAACTATGATAAGTCAGAGTTTGCATCACCTGCAACTCTAGGTGGATTTGATGACCAGACGTTAGAGGATATCTGGAAGAAGTCTTACTCACTCAGTGAGTTTGAAGCTGCTAAAAACTTCAAGACTTATGAGCAACTACAAGCAAGGTTAAACCTTGTGCTTGGCACTCGTCCTGCTCCTGTAGCAGTTGATGAAAGTCAGGAAGAAGTTGTTGCTAAACCAGAAGGATGGGGACAAGAGGTCTCCGAGTTTAGGGAGAAAGCAGTCGCTGCTGCTCCAGTTGCAGAAGAAAATTCACTATCTTACTTTCAATCCTTAGCAGAGGAAGACTAATGAAAGTACTACCTTTATTACTATTACCATTCATCGGGGCTCCTGCTATTGCAGGAGACCTGAGTAACTATCGTGCCTATAGGGACTACGGTAATTTGAATCGTCGTGCCACCAATTATATGGATTGGAAAATGGCACAACACACTGACTCTCAAGCAGGTTACTCTCATCAGAGGACTTGTTTCAAGAGTGAGTATCGTGAGGAGTATATACCAGGCACAGAAAACAATCCAGGATATGTTAAGTCTTACAAGGATACTGTTGAGG